GCAGTGGGATTTGTACGCCAACCCCACCGGCTCCACAGCCCCGGCCCCGGCAACGCCCGCGCCCGTGCAGCCGAGCACTCCCCCGGCCAACACCAACACGGGTGGCATCAGCCACGTCATGCAATGGGGAGAAACCATCTGGGGACTCGCCGTCGCCTATGATGCTTGGCCCCTGTCCGCGTGGCATACGCCCAGCGGTGACATCAACCGCTACTACGTGGGCGACGTCGTAACCTACGGCGGCGGCACCGCCCCCGCATCGTCCGGCGGGGTCTCCAAGGTCCTCCAATGGGGCGACACCGTGTGGGATTTCGCCACCTCCCACGGCTACAGCGTCTCCCAGTGTTCGGTCCCCAGCGGCGACATCAACGTCTACTATGTGGGCGACGTGGTGACCTGCCGCTGAGACTCAACAGATGCCGCCACCCGCTTGACCGGGTGACGGCATCACCCCATCATCATCCCTTATTGATCGGAGCAAACATGACCGACAGCAAAAACACGACCGACACCGGCGAAACGCTTCCCGGCGTCGATGTGAGCGACTGGCCCGAGACAATCGACGTCACCCATGACGTGCCCGACTGGCTCATCCCCAGCCGCGTCTACGACATCCTCAAATGGCTGGGCCTCATCGTCCTGCCCGCACTCGCCGTGTTCGTGGGCACGGTCGGCCCCGCATGGGGCTGGCCTCACGTGGACGCGATAGTTATCACGCTCAACGCGCTCGGCATCCTCGCCGGCGCGCTCATCGGCGTCAGCGCCATCAAACAACGCCTCGACCGCGCCGCATGACCATCACGCACGGTTCGGCCCCGTCCGGCATCGCAGACAGCTCGCACAGAGCTTGACTGCTGCCGGACGGGGCCGATTTCGCGTTGTGGCAGAGGGCTTCGCGGGCTCGATTTTTGCCCACATTTTGCCCACATTTTCCGTAAAAACAGGTTAAAAACCGTTAAAACCGGTTAAAACGAAAAAGCCGCTCAGCACTACTCCCGTAAGGCAAAGCGGCTATTTTCCAACCCGTTCTCAGCTCAGTGCGTCCTTCAACTTGCGAAGAAACCACCATTCGCAGGAATGGCGTGATTCCAACGTTTTCAAGGGTTTCAGGCGGGCTTCAAAACGTTTTTGCCCACATTTTGCCCACATTCTTCCACGCCCGTCTCCACCTGCACGGCGGCATCGAGCAGACGGGCCACGTCCATAAGGTCACTGTCGAACAGATCCGCGTACACGTCCAACGTCATGCTCGCGTTCTTGTGGCCCAGCATCCTCTGCAGGGCCTTGACGTTCGCGCCCGCATGCACGGCCAACGAGGCGGCGGTGTGACGCAGGTCGTGAGGCACCGGCCAATCGTCCCGCTTCCAGCCCAGACGGGTGAGCGTGTGCGTCCACCATCCCGTCTCGCGGGCGAGGCTCTGCTTGCGGATAGGGCCTCCACGCACGTCACGGAACACGCGCTCCTCGTGTTCGCGTTGCTCGCATATCGGTTTGAGCGCGTCCATGACTATGCGGGGCATGGGCACGTCACGGCGTTCGTGGTTCTTCGGGGTGCCCTCGGCCCATTTGGCGTTGACGTATACGAGGTTGCGGCGCACGTGCAGTATGCCGGCGTCGAAGTCGAGATCGCGTCTTTGTAATCCGGCCGCTTCGCCCCATCTCAGCCCGCAGAAGCCCAATAGCAGTATGAGCGCCCGGCGCTCCTCTCCCAGCTTCCGGCAGTTCGACGCTTCGTTGGCGAGTGCCAGCAGTCTGGTAATGGTCAGGTAGATGCGGCGATCCTTGCGTTTGGGGAGTCTCGGCAGTTCGATGCCGTCGCACGGGTTGGAGGAGATGAGCTTGTCCCGCACAGCCATGCTGCATATGCCCTGCATGATCTGGTATGGGCGGCTGACGGATGGTGCGCCGGACTTATCGATTATGCTTCCGACCCATGCCTGGACTTCGGCGTGTGTGATGCTGCCTATCTGCCGTTCTGCCCATTTGGCCTCGCAGTGGCATTTCCATGCGCTGTCCATGTTGGAACCCGAAGTCGCCTTCCAAAACGGCTTCTTTTCGGCAATCCACTGGTCATGCAGCGTGCCTATGCGTTGTTTGCCGCCTTCCGGGTCGATGTAGCTGCCGGTGGCCTTGGCTATGGTGACGTGTTCCGCAGCCCACGTCTCCGCGTCAATCTTGCGGCGGAAGCCCCTCTTGTCGGTTTGCGTGCCGTCGGGTTTCCGATAGCGGACTCGATACCTGTTTTCGCCTTTGGCCGTCCTGTATCTGGTGATGTTCGCCATGATTTTTTCACTCGCTCATACTTGTTTTCGGTTTTAACGTGTTTTAACTGGTATTAATGTGTTTTAATGAGATTTGACGGATAACAGGGAAATTAATAAAATATTCTCTTTACGCCAAAATCGGAAAGGAGACGGCCATGACCATGACCGATACCGGCGTGAAGCCGATTCCGGCATACGTGCCGCCCGAGGGCGGCAAGCCACGCAACGCCGTGGACGAGAAATGGATGAAGCTGACCCGCAGCGCCCGCCATTACATGGAACGCAGGGCAAAGGCCCGGAAGGAAACCATCGATGGGTCTGAAGCTCGTCATTGAGCGCGAATGCTCCAGAGACCATCAGACGGCCCTCAGGCAGTTCCTGTGCTGTGAACCTGGAGGCCCCGAATGGGCGATGGACCCGCAACGCTACATACGTGACCTCAGCGTGCGCAAGACCCCGAAGGGGATCATGCGCACGCTTCTTGTCGTATCCGGAGATATTCCCCTGCATGATGACGTGGTCGGCTTCTGCGAATACGGCGTAGCCGTGGAAACGACCGATGAGCATGAGGGCGTCTACCAGATCTCGTATATCGCCACCGCTTTGAAGGTGCGTGGCACACATCTCGGAGACACTCTGCTCTCCTCGGTTATCGTGCGCCTGCGTGACGATGCCTGGCGTTTCAACCGCACGCCACTCGTGCTCACCCAGGTGGATCCGCGCAACAAGCCCAGCATGGACCTGTTCACACGATTCGGATTCATGGACGAGGGGCCGGATCCCGACGACCCGGAATACCATCTGCTGTCCCTGGAGTTTACCCCGCAGGAGCGCGGAAACTACTTCGGCAGCACACTCGCGTTCTTCTGACATTTCGGGTATAGCTCCGCCAGGCCTATCGGCTATGATAGGTAGGCGAAGCGTCCTCCTTTCTTGAACTAGCTGGATTCTTCAACCGCCCTATCGGTGTGCAAGACCGATAGGGCAATTCTTTCTAATCGAAATTCAATACGATGTTTTTGCCTATTGTGCGTTTTGCTGACCTCATATATGCGGCCAACTCCACTCTGTCGATAGGGTCACTTATCCCCATATATTCGGCAGGGTTAAGGCTGATACTGAATGTTGCATCACCTTTTTGGTCATACTTCCATGTGTAGTCGGAAGAAGAAATCGATGTTTTGCTTCCGTCTGCTTTCACGATGGTATTAGCATCATTCCCGAGCGGGAGGAACGAGGCTTCATCGCCAGTAACGGAATAAACGGTAATCAGCGGACTATATTCAACTTTGCCGCTCGTGTTTATCTGAATATCACCATCGATGATCTTTACAGTTGCGGAAAGAAAAGCCGTCTCTCCAGATTTCTCTCCGGACTGCTGTTTTAGTTGCTCACTCGTGTCCTGCTTGTCTGACTCGTTGTTCAATCCGCGAATATCTCCAAATGTCAGTATCGACGGCCGGTCATTTGTTCCTCCAACGTCACACACGACCGTCTGGACTACAGACTGATTAACCGTTGCATCGTTGAAGATAACGCGAATAGTTCCATCATCATTATCGGTTATATCCACATTGCTGAGCTTGTAGTAAAAACCTTTGGGCGCTTCGATTTTCGCTTGACGTTTACATGCGGTAAGGGCATGTCCTTCAGTCAATGGCGCGGGTTCCCCGCAAGAGGCCAAGGACACAACCATAGCCATACAACATAGAAGTGTAATCGTTTTCTTCATTTCATCCTCTTCCTATACAGTCACGTTGTCATGTAGCCACTGTCGATAATCCTGGATGATTTGGATGGTGACATTGAGCTCGGCGGCTATCTGGTACGGGTTGCCGTCATACATACGTTCGGCCAAAGCGTATTCGGCCGGGTTGATAAGCAGTATCGCGGTCTCGTGTCTGCATCGTTGTTCGAGTTTGCCGCCGCGGCAGCCGTTGCTGGTGTCGTCGCCGTGTTGCCAGTGGACGAGTTCGTGGACGAGGGCGCAGCGTTTGCGCGTGTAGGTGATGCGCCGGTCGATGAGCACGGTGTTGGTGGCGAGGCAGTATATGCCGTCGAGTTTGCCGGGAAGCCACGCGCTGGCCACATGCAGGTCTGGTGCAACGTCGTACAATGCCATGCGCATCTGCCCGTAGCTCATGCGCGGCGACAATGGCAGCGTCATCGAATCACCCACTTACTCTTCTGGCGTACCAGAATTCCACGTCATCCTCATTGTTGGCGATGGCGTCGAGGTCGTTGGCGTATCGTTTGATGGCTTCTTTATCCATTTGTCCTCATCTCTCTGTTCCTATCATTTTGTAGTGGTGTACAAAATGATGGGAGGCCAATGTTTCCAACGGTTTGAACCTATTTAGAGTTTCAAGCGTGAACGCTCACGCCGGCTCGTCCCCGTCCCCGTCGTATTTGTGCTCGTCCTCGTAGGCGGCGATGTCGAGGTCGCCGCGTTTGAGCTTGTTGAGGGTTTCAGCCACACGAGACTGCTCGGTGTTGACGGATTCGATGAGTTCGCATGGTGTCATGTTCCAGAGTTCGCAGAGTTTTTCGATGTCGCCGAGGGCCCATTCGTTTTCGTCTTTGATTCGGGAGTTGACGTAGGTCGCGCCTCGGTCGATGAGTTTCGCGATTTCCCTGTTGGAGATGCGGCGTATTCCCATTTGCGCTCTGATGGCGGCGCTTACCGTCAGCGCGAAATCGCTGACACCAATCTTTCCATGTCCCATGTGCCCTACTATAGCGCGTATTTACGCTAACACGCAATTGAATGCATGTCGCAGTAACGTAAAAGAAAAGTAATGCGCGTAAATACGACACGCCGACACTTGATGCTGCACGTTATAACGTGCATACTGTAGCTGTCGCTCAAACACGGAACACAAAGGAGGACAACCGTGACAAAGCTCAGCGAACAAGCGGCGGCTCGAATCAGAGCCGTGATGGCCGCACGAAAAATCAGCGTCGCGGACTATGCCAAACAAACAAACCAATCGGCCGACGTAGTCTCGCGCCGCATCAACGGCAAAGTCGACCTGTCCCTCACGGACATCGAGGCCTTCGCCAACCTCACCGGATATCAGCCCAGCGACTTCCTCAACAACCAGTTCATTCTGGACGATCAAAAGGCGGTGGCGTGATGGTTAGGACCTACCGGCTTGGCGGCGCGGAACGTGAGAGGGCCCGTGCGCTGATTCGTATTCTCAGCATCGA